CATATAGTGCTGCGACCTGCTCTTGTGCATTTGCCTCTGTAGGATGGCAACCCATGACACGACCACCGTCTGATACGACAGGGTAGCCTGAACAACCGTTTGATCCTTTAGCACCTACATGATATGGCATAGTATGATTATACCACTTTTAGGATACGCTTGATATCTTGCAAAACTACCTGCTTATCCAATGGCAAAATAGATATCTCTTTATCGTCAAAAGCCTTGCTAGATAATCTAATAATTGGATTTTTTGAGGTTACATCATTCATAACCAAAAATCCTTTTTCCCAAAAATACATAATTTCTTCATTAACGTTATTCATATGTTCGTGATAAAGTGCTGGAGAAACTTCTTTCATTTTATGGGTAAAGTTATATAAAAACTCACCAGTAGCACTATCAATACTACTTACTTCTATGGCACCATCAAGAATTAATTTATCAAATATTTGATTGATATCATCCATTATTTTCTACCCCAAGAAATTTTATCCCAAACACGTTCATGCCAATAGTAAACACCAATTTTAACAACTGTTTCCCAAAATGCAATTAAAGTAGCAAGACTACCTTTGCCAGTAATAATATAAACAACAGCAAAAGATGTTAAGGTTCCAAACACACGATAAGTCCAAGATTTAACAAACGATCTAGATTTAGTCACTTTCATTGTCTATATCCTCCTCAAACATTGATCTAACAAATCTATCTTCAGCATCTGCAATACCTTGAAAACTATTAGATACCCAGTTGCTTACGTTTTTCAGTAGCCGAAATAGCATGAATTGTTGCCCCCAAATCTACTTGTTCAATCTTATATCCTACATCACGACCATAAACAATATTGGTAATGTTTGGTAGTCTTAATACTAATGTGTCACCATTTCCAATAGGATTTTCATTAAGAATTAAATCTTCTACTTGTTTGTATGGCATTGGATCTTTTTCAGATGTACCATATGTGTTACGAACACCCACTAAAACCTGTTGTGTTCGGTTATGAGCCTCTTGTTTAAGTGCTTGGTGTCCTTCATGCCAAGGTTGATAGCGACCAAGTTGTAGGGTGGTTGGAGCAGACCAATCAAACAATTTACACGCTGTAATAATTAAATCTACTTCTTCCTCTACTGTCATATCATTACTTATTCTAATATCACAATATTCTGGATCTTCCCACATTTTATTTGTATCTTCATATCTACCCTGTTTAATTCTATCTACCCAAACAATAATATCAGCAAAACCAAATGCTCTACGAGTTTGATCTGTTGGACAAACAAAATCTACAATTACTGAAAATCCTTGTTTAGAAACTAAACGTGCAAGTTCACCCATACGCCTTGCTTGCTCAATCCTATCTTCATCAGTAAAACCAAGATCAACATTTAATCCTGCTCTTACTTCATCTGCATTAAAATGAACAGCATTAATACGTTCTTTAAGTGCTTTTGCAAGAACAGTTTTACCTGAACCTGGAAGTCCAATAATTTGAATAATCATTTTTTGCTCTTTGCTCTTACTTTAGCCAATGCTGCAAAATCTTTAACCTTAGTTTCGCCTAGGTATCCCCAAGCATATCCATCATTAATCATGTGATCATTAACTGAAACGGTATCATCATTAACATAAAGCCATCCTAGAATACGACCATATTTCTCAGATGAGTCCATCTTTTCAGTTTTAATAATAATAGACTTAGCATCCTTTAACTTTTTCTTTAAATATTCTTTTGCTTCAAGACCAAGAACTTTTTCAGCCTTATCAGTTGTTCTTGATTCAGGAGTATCAATACCAGCCAACCTTACTCTTGAACTAAATGAAATATCAAATCCTAGATCAATGTCAACATCAATTGTATCTCCGTCAACTACATTTGTAATATTTTTTACGTGATATTCGTACATTAGTAATCCTTTCCCTTTGCTTTATTTTCAATAAGTTTATCTCTTTCATCAATAATACTAATCATAAAAGACATCATCTTTTTATAGCCTTCAGGATCATTTATTATTTTATTATAATGATGCCCACAAAACATTAAAACGCCATCTAAACCAGTTACTTGTACCAAAGCCTCAGCAGCGCATCTATCGCATCTATCTGTTGCCTTTAATTGCCATTCTTTTACAACTACTGGCTCTTCTGTCATTGATGGATGCATCTCACTTCTTTCTATTGTCAGTTGAATAAAATCCAGAACCATTAAACAAGGCTCCTACATTAGAGTATACACGTTCTAGTTTAGAATTGCAAGTTTCACAATTATAACCTGGATCATCTTCTTTTATTGATCTTACTCTTAATACAATTTCTGTGCAAGAACCTGTACATTTATATTCATATGCTGGCATTATCTTGCGTTATTAGCCTTAATGCCACGATATCCAGTCTTCTTTTTATTCATTGATCCTGGAGTTTTGTAGCCACCTTTGTTAGGTGTTGCAGCAATTCTTTGCTCTAACGCCTTTTTAATTTTGTCGTGATGTTTTCCCATTACTTAACCTTCTTTCCCCATTTAGCCCATAGTCTTTCATGAATAAAATATCCAAATGCTTCCCATGCTGTATACATAAGTGCACCTAAACTAGCATATTCCCATTCACCAGTAAATAAATAAATTACACCAGCAACACCAATTAAATGAAATGTTTCCCAACTAAATGTTTTTATTAATGTTCTTTTAGTTGATTCCACTTTATTTACCACTTTGGACGACCAACACCCATTACAAGAGCGTATGATCTTGTTTTTTTAAATACTCCATCACCATTTGCCTGTGATCCCTTTGCATCTCCTGATGTATTTCCTTCATAGGTAACTAACTTACCTTTACCATCATTTGAAACAACAATTCCAACGTGTTCTGTGTCAGTTGGTGTCTTATCAAAATTAAAGAATACAACATCTCCTGGTTCTGCTTTTCCTACTGGAACAGTCTGCTTATTCTTAGCAAACCAAGCATATCCTGCATCGCATCCTGCAAAACCTTTTTTAGTAGATGCTGCTACAAGATTTGCTGCACCTGCTTCATCAAAACACTTAGATACAAACATTGCACACCATGGTTGATGATTTAGTCCGTACCATTTTCCAAATACCGTATCGTTATTAGGTCCCTCTGTATATTTTGCATCTGCATAGGCTTTGGCCTTTGCGATTACATCTGCTGCTGTTGTCATGTTAAACCTCCTATGGTTATTTATCTATTATACACTAAGCCGTTTTTTTTGTCAATCTATCATGAGTTCTTATCCTATGACAGTTTGCACAAACTACTTCACATTTTGCTATTTCTTTTTTAATTGCTGCCCAAGAAAATCCATCATGAATCATTCTTGAAACATTATATTTTTTATTTCCTAAATGATCAAAATCCAAAACAATATGATTAATTTCTCCGCAGTCTACACAACCACTCGTCTCTTTAATTTTTCTAAGACGATCTTTAAATTGTTGCTTATTATATTGCACCAACTCTTTGTCAGTCATATTAACATAATTATATCAGTAAATTAAAAAGCCCCACACAGGTAATTCAGGCACGTAGGCCACGGTCATATAAATGGGTAACTAAGCCATCTCTAAGGTCCTGTGTGGGGACTATTCTATTATACTACTTTATCTTAATTGTTTTTGGTTTCTTTTCTTCAGGAACAATGCGATCAATATTTACATGAAGCATTCCATCCTTTAGTTCTGCACCAGTTACTTCCATGTATTCACCAAGTGCAAATGATCGTGTAAATTTACGACCAGCAATTCCTTTGTGAACAATTTCAGCATCTGTAACTTCCGTAATTTCACCCTTAATTACAAGAGAACCATTATCAACTGATACATCAATATCATCCTTTGTAAATCCTGCAATTGCAATAGATAAACGATATGTATCTTCATCTAGTTTAAGAAGATCATATGGAGGATATGATTGTGAATTGATTCTGTGTGCATCATTTAGGCGAGTCAACTCTCTGTTGAAGCCAATAAAAAAAGGATCATTAAATAGATCCATAGCGAACTGTGTTACCATGTTATTCCCCTTTCAAGCGAATAAGTTAAATTAGTACCCCCATAAGGCAGGTACATAAATATTATATCATAGTTAAAAAAATAAGTCAAATTATGATTTTTTACGAAAAAAAGAAGTTATTACAAATCTAGTTCCTTCTTTTATTTCTAAAACTTCATGTGCGTATTTATATGTAGATGGATGATAAACTAAATCATTTGCAACTGGCTTATATGTTATTCCAATGTTAGGATAATTTATTTCTCCACCAGAAAAATTATCATTTAAATAAAGAACAAATCCACCAGTTATGGCTTTTCTTTCTTTTGTAATGTTTTGATTTTTATTTATTAGAATATCATCGGACCCATCTGCGTGAAGAGACATCTTATTGCCAATATTATATTTTCTTATTTGTTGTAAAAAAGGTACATATTCGTCATTTTTACAAAATTTATTAAATTCATGATGTAACAATAAAGAAAATTCTTTTGGTATAAGTTTATAAAATAATGGATTTTTTATATCAGTTTCTTTTGAATTTTTTTCCCAACCAGAATCATTTTTAATAAATTCTTGCAAATAAAAAAATGTTTGATTGTCTAAAAAATTATGAATAACAAACAAATCTTCATGCAAAATTTCTTTTTTCATGTTTAAATTATTTCTGATAAATTTGGATGATTGATAAAAAACTCTTTTGAGTATATAAAATTATCTATACTTTTAGGATCAATCCACCAATCTTCACTTACTGTTTGTCCAATTAATTTATATTCCAATGCTGATAAAATTTCTCGTTGAGCGTTCATCATTAAAACATTTTTATAATTTTGGATTAAATCGTGTTCTATTATAATAGTTGAAAATCTATATTGCATTAATGGTAATGACACTAATGCTAACAAACAATGAGATTTATCATGATTATCAATATCAATTTGTAAAAAGTCAATATTTTTTGGAAAGTTATTTTTTTCAAAATATTCTAAATAATTAAAAGAAAGAGCATCAGCATTTATACATTTATTAACTCTATCAGAATTATTATATTCAGTACTAACCTCTTTAGAAATTTCTAAAGCAAGTCCAGTCCAACCAAAATCTTTTTCAAGCAATGAAGTATTGCTTGCATGATATGGATGACCAGATCCCAGTTCTACATAAAACCCATTTCTTTTTTCTTTTGTCATTGTTAAAACAAAAGATTCTTGTAAAAATGAACTATGGCTTTTTGTATATTTTTTCATTTTTAAATAAAAATTCTAACCACATGTGCACAAGGATCTCCACCTTGGTCCCATTCTTCAATTTCTTCCTCACTCATATATTGATATCCACCATCATGGGTATTACAATATGGTTCTGTAATCCATCCATTTTCAATACCATTTTGTAGCCAAATACCAAATTCTAATTCATGTTCCACTATGCACCTACAATATCTATTGGTCCAATGCAAGAGGTTGAATATTTAATTGCAGCCTCTAATGCTAGTTGAACTCTGCGTTTACCATTTTTTTGTCCTGAAGTTGTATGCAAAGATCCTAAAGCAAAATCACTTCCAGATCCCATTGCAAGATAATCACATTCATATTCAGTTAGAGACATATCAACTGCATTATGTTCAAATATTCTACCTTTGATTGCAATAATCATTCCAAAATCTGAATCTTTAGAAACATCTACCCACCAATTTTCATAAAAGTTTCTTAAAGATACAAGAAAATCGGTATACATAAATTTATCTAAATTAACTCCTGCTTTAGGTACTGGTGGTTTAAAGTTGTGACGAATTCTTTCTCCGTCCATTGTTCCTGCATATCCAAAAAGATAAGGTCCTATTTTAAAAACTTTTGGGGCAGTTAAAACCATGATAGAGTCTTCTGTTGAAGCACCTCTATCACCAGCCATATATATATTGTTTTCTTGTCTTACGACAGCAATGCACGTCATTAAAGCCCCTTAGAAATTGTGGATACTACTATTGTATCCTATTATAAGGGGCTAGTCAAACACCTTTATATTATGTTAAATAATATAATTAATTATTTCTTTGCCTTTTTGTCAACTGCTGCGAATGCTTCGTTTACTTCAACTGAAGACAACTTTCCATCATCAAGAAATCCACGAGCCAGTTTTTCAACTACTGTGGCTACCCCAAGGGTACCAGCCAAAATAACAGCCTTTGCTGTATCAATACCCACAACTGCTCCTGCTCCAATTACTGATAGGCCAGAGGCTGCAAATACTGCAACTATTCTCATTAGTATATTCCAAATATTAGTTACCATTTTTTACTCCTCTCTATTTCGTATTGGGTAAGTAACTGCCCATGCAATTAATGTTCCTACAATTGCATATCCAACTACTGTTTTTGCTGAACCATCAAGGACTACCCAGGCAATAAACATACCTAGAAGTGTCCATAGTTGATCAATCATATCTGTTACTATTTTTTTTATCATGGTTTTCTTCTCCTTACTCCCTTGGAATCGCCAGAGGCTCCTCCTCCACCTGATCCACCAGAATTACTTCCGCCTGAGCGTGATCCTCCTGTTGATCCTCCAGTGGTTGTTGATGCTGCGCTTACAGCATTCATTGCTGCTCCTGCTGCTACAACTGTTGCTACAACCATATTTGTTGCTTCTTCTCTTTCTTGTGGAGACATGTCTGCCCCTATATTTCCAAGTGCTTGTAATGCTGCTCCTGGATCCGTAAATGCCTCTGCTAATAAAGCACCTGGATCTGCTAATAATTCTAGTGATGCTGCTACTTCTGCTGTAATTACAACAGCATTTCCATTTTCATCAGTTCTAACATCAACTGGTGTAGCAGGTGGTAGATCTTGATAATTTAATCCTGCATCTTTTATTGCCTCTGAAGACAACGCTTCTCCAGGAACCAATGTTGCAAGTAATGCTTCTGCAACAATTTCTCTTTCTTCAGAAGTAAGTTTTCCATCTGCTAATGCATCTTTTACTGTTTCTTCAACAGTTGGTTCTGGCTCAACTACTGGTACAGGTTCTGGAGCAGGTGCTGGTGCAGGTTCAGGAGCAGGTTCAGGGGCAGGTTCAGGGGCAGGTATTGGTTCTGGCTCAACTACTGGTACAGGTTCTGGAGCAGGTGCTGGATCTGGAGCAGGTTCTGGCATAGGAATAGGATCAGGTGCTGGTACGGGAATTGGGTCAGGAGTTGGAATAGGATCTGGTGCAGGTGTTGGTATGGGTTCAGGAATAGGAATAGGGTCTGGAGCAGGAGTAGGTATAGGATCAACAACAATTACAGGTGGTGGAGTTGGTTGTGGCGTTGGCATAGGTTCAGGTGTAGGGGTTGGAGTTGGTGTAGGAGTTGGTGTAGGGGTTGGAGTAGGAGTTGGAGTAGGAGTTGGAGTTGGAACTGGATTTAAAACACCAACAATTAAACTAACTGAATTAGACCATCCTGAATATAGATGTAATGTATCATTATCTGATCTAATATTAAAAATCCATTCTGTTCCAGCAGGCATTAAACTTATTAAAAGAGAATGATCTATATTAATTGTTGTATTGAGAGCATTTGCATCTTTAACATTTCCAGTTGCTATACCCCAACCATTACATCCAGAACAACTAAAGCCAATAGCATATCTTTCTGGCATTGTATTGCCATCTGTAGGGGCATTCCAAGAAAGAGTTAATGCAGTAGAACCATCTACAATACTCAAGTTTGTTGGTGCTCCTATTGTTAATGCTGGTGGAGTAGGCGTTGGCGTAGGGGTAGGTGTAGGATCAACTACTATTACTGGTGGCAATTCTTGTATAGCCAAAATAACAGAAAGTGATTTATACGTACCACCACAAGGATCTCCAAAAATATCATTGCTTGCAGAAATAATTAATTCTTCATTGACAATATGTGATTCAACAATTGGTAATGAGTCTACTGCATGACAACTTGAATCTATAGTATAGTTTATTGGAGTTCCGTATGAAGCAAACACTACGTGATCAATTTTGTACCCTTGTGGAGCAGCAAGTTGAAGGGTTTCATTTTCTGATACAGTTGCAGATATTTCAGTAATTGCACCTTCTGCTTTATTTGAGGCAAGCAAAAGTGGTGCAATAATAAGCAATATTACTAGGGTCACACGTATTAATTTTTTAATCTTCTCTCTCCTAATTAGCCTTGGTGATGACTAATAGTTTTATTATACCATTTTTATACAACAAAAAAGGGAGCCAACTTAATGACTCCCTTAGTTGCTGGATTAGTTACTTAATAAGTGCAACCTTAGACTTTGGATGAGCCTTGTTCCACTTCTTTGCAAGTGCATTATATTGTGCCTTGTATGTTGCTGATGTAAGATCAGACGCTGCTTGTTTTGTTACAGCCAGTGCTGCTGCTGCATCTGATGCTACCTTAGCATCTGCAAGAGCCTTATCTGCTGCAACCTTATCTGCTGCACGTCCTGCAATTTCTGCTGCAAGTTGTGCCTTTAGGCCAGCAATTTGTGCATCAAGATCAGAAACAGCAAATGAAATTAGGGCTGTTTTAACTGCTGCAGGAAGTCCTACTGCTGTATCTGCCATATCAACATCTGTTGCAACTACAGTTACACTACCTGCTGCAACTGCAGCAAGTGTTGCAGAAACTGAACCAAGAACGGTAACTGGTGTTACGCCTGCTGCAGATGTTACTGATGCAGTTGTAAGTGACTTAGTGACTGTATTATCAGCAAACTTTGCATTCACCAAAGTAACAGCAATTGCTTCTCCAGCAACTGGGTTGCCGAATACGTCTGTTGCTGAAACAGAAATTGATGGAGCAGTATTCACTGCAACTGATCCTGGAACTGTAGCAATAATCTTTGCTGCTGCTCCTGCTGTTCCCTTAACATAAACAATTGTTGAGTAAGAACCATTTACAATGGTAATAGAACCAACTGATGTTGATGTTGTGTATGCATATACAGTAATTGCTGTACCTGCAGAAGTTGCTGAGTATGTTCCTGAACCACTTGTTGAGTTCTTTGGAGCATCTGTTGTATTAAGTGCAGTTACCAACTTAACAGTTGATGATGCAGTAAAAGATACTACTGTGCCTGTATCTGCTGTTGCTGCAATTGCTACAGAATGACCTGCGTCAATTACATTTGTTGAAGGTACCGCAACTGATTGCGGTGCTGCAGAAGTTGTTGCATTTGCCACTCCACCAACTGTTACAGCAAGAGGTGCTGCGTTGGAAGATGTAGCAACTAGCATTGTGCCAGTCAGGGCTGCAGCGATGACAAGGCTGATCTTTTTGAATGAATTCATTCTTTATTTCTCCTTATATTGTTTGTGTTTAGTCATTTGACTATAACATTATTTTACTATAGTAAATTGAGCCTGTCAAGGTAATCTCTTACGTCTTCAGGCATGTCTTTACTCTTATATTCTATCACACCATCATTTCTCATGTCAAGTTGCTTAGGTTTACTAGCCCAAGTATGTATCTCAACTTCAAGATTGTTATCTTTATGAGTATGGCTGATGGCACCAAAGACAGCACCTGTTACGGCATCTGCCAAGTCTTTAGATTTTTTACGGGGATGATCAACACGTTTTCCATTATCTGTTATTTTTAATTCTGACATTTCTTCAAGCAATAAAGGGATATGTGGCATAACTACACGCTCTTCATAAATCATCATTGCTAAATCTTCATAATGTTTTTTAGCAACAGAAACAGTATCAGTTCTTATTCCTACTGCTTTTAATTCTTGCTGAATATCAAATGATTGCCAACGGTCAAAACTAACCATTCCAAGATTAAACCCTTGTCTACGAAGATTAATAATCCAGTTCTTTACTTCTGAAAGATTAACTGGACCTTCAACTCTAGGTTCCCAATAAACTACTGCATCTACTACAACCATTGGTGCTACTTGTTCATAGTCTTTAATTACCTGAATATTTACCCACTTATCAACATGTGCAATGGCTACAGCACACTTATCGTGTTTTTGTGCAAGGTCAGCATGAATATAATAAACTTTATCTGGATCTGGTTTAAATGCATCAATTCGCTTGGAGTTATCAATAGGATTTCTTAGTGTCATACAATTTTCTAATTTATCTTTTTGTTTAAAGAATGCATCA